CTTTGGGAAATACAAATACAGAAGTGCGGAGGATATTTTAGAAGCCGTTAAACCGCTTTTGAAAAAACAGGAATGTGTGCTTACACTTACCGATGAACTCGTTGAGGTTGGTTCTAAAATCTATTTGAAAGCAACGGCTTTTTTTGCAGATGGTGAAAACAAGATAACCTCTTTTGGTTTTGCTGAAACAAGCGAACATAAAGGAATGAGTAGCGAACAGGCGACTGGGACGGCATCGAGTTATGCGAGAAAATACGCATTGAATGGCTTGTTTTTAATTGATGAAACCGAAGCGGATGCAGACCATCAAAATAAAGGGGTGGGGCAAAAAAAGATAGTTTTAACCGAAATAACCCCAAATTTTATAAAAGTAAAGGAGGCTTTGGCGAAAGGTACGCACACAATTGAGCAAGTGAAAGCGAAATATGAAATTAGTAGTGAAATCGAAAAACTATTGAAATGAAAATTGAAGATTTTAAAACAATAGAAGATTTGGCTAGTAAATTAGACAGAGGTCAGTTCGATTATAATAAAAATAAGGCTGGTTATTTGTTTTTTAAAGAAACTATAAAAAAAGATTTGCCATTTTTTACATTTAAAGAAATAGTAAAAATACACAGAAAAATGAATGAGTTTAGACGGCTATACGAATTTAGCCAAATGGACAATTTCGTTACTTTATTAGAATTTGAATTAATTAAAAAAACATTAAAATGAAAAGACTCAAAGATTTAAAATACTTTGCCATTGACTATTCCTATGAATCAACTTGTTTTTTTTTAATACCCAAAAGTAATAATATATTGGTTGGTGATTTTTTAAAACTAAAAGATGAGTTGGAGTTTTGTGAAACTTTTATTTTAACTATGAATGAAAATATTAGAAAATATGAATGATTTTAAACTAAGAGCAAGTGCTGGTGGCAAATTAGCCACCGCCCCACGCAATAAAAGTGAAACGCTAAGCGAAACCACCAAATCGTACTTAAAAGAGTGGTTGATTGAACAAAGTTATGGGTATAAAAAAGAAATTCAAAACAAATACATTGAGCGAGGGCTGTCAGATGAGGATTTAGCCATTGAAAAAGCTATCGAAGACCTAAATTTACCTTTTGTTTTGAAAAATGAAGATAGGTTCGAGGATGACTTTTTCGCTGGAACGCCTGACCTTATTTTGGATGATTGTGTGTTGGATATTAAAACCAGTTGGAGCTGTTTCACCTTTCCAATTTTTGAAACCGAGATACCAACCAAAGACTATTTTTACCAGTTGCAAATTTATATGCACCTCTTGAATGTGTCAAAAGCTAAATTGGTTTATGTTTTATTGGACAACGAAATGATTAATCACTTTTATGGGGATGAATGCAAAAGAGTGAAAGTTTTCGAGGTTGATTACGACCCTAAAATAATTGAAGATTTAAAAGAAAGAGTAAAAGAGGCAAGAATTTATTTGAATGGTTTAATATGAAAACACAAGACTTGGCACAAAAGATAATAAGCGTTTTAATTGAAAGCGGTTTGTCCATAGGTGAACAATTAAAAGTTATTAAAAATGTAAAAGAAAGATTAGACTTTTGTATAACAACTGGAATGCAAATGAAACAATTAACACTTGAATTATGATACTACATTTAGGCAATAACAAAGAAGCCCTTAAAACCTTTGAAAATAATAGCATTGATAGTATTGTAACCGACCCACCTTATGAATTAGGATTTATGGGCAAGTCGTGGGATAGTAGCGGAATAGCTTACGATGTTGAGCTTTGGAGCGAATTGTTGAGAGTGTTAAAACCAGGCGGACACCTACTCGCGTTTAGTGGAACACGAACCTATCACCGAATGGCAGTTGCTATTGAAGATGCAGGGTTTGAAATTCGTGATATGATTGAATGGGTTTATGGCAGTGGGTTTCCTAAAAGTTTGAATATTGGTAAAGCGGTGGATAAATTGCAAGGGAATGAGAGGGAGGTTATAGAATGGGTAGAGCAACCTTTTAAAATTGACAATGGGGCAGGAGATGCTGAATATTGCCAATTAAAAGGAACAAAAACACATAATGAAAAAGGTTATAGATTAACTCCTATTACAAAACCAGTAAGCAAAGAAGCTGAACAATTCGAGGGCTGGGGAACTGCCCTTAAACCAGCACACGAGCCAATCTGTATGGCGCGAAAACCAATACAAGGCACGGTAGCGCAAAATTGTTTAAAGTGGGGTACAGGAGGCATTAATATTGATGAGAGTAGGGTGGGAACGGAAGGAGCAAAACAAAAAATAGTAGATAAAAACAACCCTCAAAGTATGAATAGTATGGGTGGTGGTCAATTTTATAATGGTAAAATAATAGATGCTGATTTCGGTCGCTTTCCAGCCAACTTAATCCACGACGGTAGCGAAGAGGTTATGGCTTGTTTTCCTGAAACGAAAGGAGAAAAAAGAACTCAAATAATAAACAAAGGAACTTTTAGTACTTTTAATTCAAATAAAACGCCAGTAAATACTCCAAGTTATAATGACAACGGTGGCAACGCATCCCGATTTTTCAAGTCCATTATTTACAATTCCAAGCCATCAAAAGCCGAACGAAACAAAGGATGCGAACCAGTGTTTAATCTTTTTGAACAAAGTGAGGGGTTGCCATTAGGAGAAGCACCAGCAAGTGCCAGAAGTACCCCAGCAGATGGTAGAGAAAATGCGTTAGGAAATCAAAGAGCAAACTTCCATCCCACGGTCAAACCAGTTGAACTTATGGAATATTTAATCAAAATGGTAACACCAAAAGGCGGTGTAGTTCTCGACCCTTTTATGGGAAGTGGTACAACGGGATGCGGAGCAGTCAAAAATGGTTTTGAGTTTATCGGAATTGACTTAACACCCGAATATTTAGAAATAGCAGAAAAAAGAATTAAAAGATATATGCAACTATGAATAAGCACGAACTAGACAAAGATTATTACGATGCTTCAATAAAAAGAATTAAAAACCATATTGCACAATTAAAATTATTTTAAAATGAATTATAGCGAAATAGACTGGTCGAGAGGTCAAAATAGACCAACCGAAATAGATTTGCAAAGTCAAAAAATAAAAGAATTGGCTTTGGCGTGTGTAGATACTGGTCTAACCATCCGCCAAAGCGTGGAGTTAATAACTAGGGTTATGAGTTAGGTTTTTTGTTTTTAATTATGAGAAAGCCGTCTAAATTAATTTTTAGGCGGTTTTTTTTGTGAAAATCGTTAAAAAAGGCACTTTTCTATACCCCTTTATAGGAGCAGTTCGTAATTTTAGGGGGGGGTATCGGATTTAGGAAAACTTTTTGCATTTTAAAAAATAAGTGCTTAATAATCAATTATTTAAAGGTATTTTAAAAAAAACATAAAATTTATTTGTTTTATTAAAATTATTATTTTTATATTTGTGAAACCATTTGGGAGGGTGGATAAAATTTAGTTAAGTGAGCTTTAAAAACTTAACAATAAAAGCCTTCAAAATCTAACCTCCCATAGATTGCGAAGGCTTTTTTAATTTATTGTATGCAGAATAGTATCATATCCATATTCAAAGACCTATACAAATCTACTGATGTCCCTTATTTGGTTACATTAGAAAAATCTTTAAACCGCATTAAAAATGGCAGTTCAAAAGAGATGGTCGAAAAAATACGAAGCGGTCAAAATAACCTAAAAAACAAATTACCAAGCATCGTATTTGCTGGTGAATTTTCAGAACGAAAAAAAGATGGTTTAAAAAAGCATAGCGGCTTGATGGTTGTTGATTTTGATAAAATAGAAAATACAAATGATTTTAAAACTGAATTGTCTAAAAATAGCCACTTCATAGCCTTATTCATAAGTCCAAGCGGAAACGGTATAAAAGGGGTGGTAAAAATACCAAAATGCACAGCAAAAGAGCACGAAAGGTATTTTAAGGAATTTAATATACCTGGTGTTATGAGTTATAATACTCCTCACCAGTTCTATGATCTTGTCTTAGCTATTATAGCTGGCAACATTAACAAAGTATCTCTCGTTAAGGAAGGAAGGAAGTATCTTAATGAAGTGCTACACATAG